TTAATCTAGGAGATTATATTACATTATATATTTACCAACGAAAAATTTAATAATTAAAATAAAAAAGAATATTACCAGTATCAAGTTCGATTTTAAATTAGACTAGTAATAATTCTAAATTAATTCTAAATAAATTCTAGATATGTTGTGATGTTTTGTTTAGATTTGATAACGAATATTGTTTATCCTTTACTATGACAAATTTTTTAGGATTATTTAGCGTTCCTCCGAATTGTTTAGTATTTTTTTCTAAAATTTGTGACATTTGTTCCAATTTCTCAAATGCTTGTGTTTTTGTTTTTGTTTTCACTTGTAATCTATATTTTGGACTCGCAATATAGCATACTTCGCAATCTACATTATCTTTTGTATCAAAATTTGTTGATAAAATACGTTTTATGTTATTGACGGCATCACTTGTTATTACAATGAGTGAGAAATCGCAACATGCCACTATATCAGAAATATGTAATCGTTTTACAATATCCTCTCTATATTTTTCGATGAATGCATGCAACTCTTTATTATTATATTGTTCAATTACCTTGACAGGATCAAATATTTTGTGTGGATTTTCTAAGAAATCTAAATAAATATCTTTTATTTCATCTAATTTTATTTCAGATGATTTGAATACTTCCAATCTATTTTGTATTATTAATTTAAACAATTCTTCTTTATTTATCATATTGTCTGAATCATTATTTTTATAAATTATATCATAAAAATCCATAATTTCTAATCCCAAATCATATATTTTACTACTGCTATCGTACAATTCTAAAGCATTTGTTCTATCTGCTTCATTTATTTTTTTATATGAAACGTCAATACTACCTGTTCCATCACTAGACGTATTTATACCCAGAACAATCATAGGATATAACTTATCTGGCGAAAAGAATTTTGCCAAATGTACTTTCCTTTTTGTTATTTCAGTCGAAACTAAAAAAATTTGTAATTTAGGATAATCGATACATTGTCCATAAATACCATTGTCTTGAATATCAGTTAATTTGACAATAATTATATCATTCTCGTCAGGATACTCTTTTGTATAGAAGTTTCTCATCGTTATAATTAAATGTATATTGTATGATATTATTTATCATATAATAAAATGTGTAATAAACAAATTTATCAATTTTTATTTATATCATTTTTTTAATCATTTGATTATTTGGCTATTTGGCTATTTGGCTATTTGGCTATTTGGCTATTTGGATATTTGGATATTTGTCAATTTGAATATTACCCAACAAATGTTATCAGTCCAATCAATAATTCGTAACGTTATCTTAAATTTATTTTTATCAATGTGGTTATTAAAATATTTATTCATTTTAAGCAAAAAATTTTTGGTATTTGAATCCATTTTATGTACAGATTTTACTGAATTTTCATAGATAACTTCATTTGGCATAAGAGGATACTTTAATGCTTGTTTATTACTATTATTATCATGAAATGTCCACTCATCATCCTCTAATTGTGCATTGACTATTATCGGAGGATATCTTTTAAATGCATTTTCCATGAATGTCATACATGCATTAAAATCAGTTATTTCGTTTATGTGTTCATCTAATGTATCAAGCTCATTGAATAATAAATCATTTTTAACTTTTTCAATGGACATTATTTTTCTATGTGCTTGATATAACTCATCATGAGTCATTTTATCGTAATCCATCTTATTTTATATTTAATATTTTTATAATTAATAATTATGTTTTCTTATTTTAAATCACTTTATTAAAAAATATATTAATTCAAATTAAGTTTTATGATTTTATTATTTTGGATTTGACTACGATCTTTGTGTCATTTGGTATAACTTTTGGTTTTGGTTTTGCCTTTGGTTTTGTAATTTCTATTTTATATTTTTTACTCAAGTCATCATATTTCAAAACTGGAATATCGTCTATTTTTGCATTTTCTTGATTATAGGTAACACACTTATCAGAATTTAATTCTGAATTACTAAGTAATAATTTTTCTAATTCATTAATATTATCACCATATTTTTCGCTTATATATTCCTTTAGTTTTACATTTTTATGAAATTCGGGTAATTTTCTCCAAGGGTATTTGTATACAGCGCTGTCTACCGATGAAAAAAATTCTTTTCTATTTATGTGGACTCCATTAGATTTTCCGGTTAATGTGTTTAAAATTGTTTCAATACGTATTATTCGTTCATCATTAATTTCAGTTGATTCTAATATTTTTATATTGTTTAATTCTGTTGTAAAACGGTATATTTGTAATGATCGTACTATTTGTTCAATATCTTCTTTCACAGTTGTTGGGTTGTCCATGGTATTTAACTATACTAATAAGATAATATGATAATATAATATATAACACTTAAACATATTATTCAAATTATATTTTTATTTATCAATTTTTATTATAAATGGACCTAACAGTGTTTGATAATATAGATAATACAACACTATTCATATATGTTGTTATAATTATAATATTCCTTGCATTTTTTATCAATTTAGTTATAGGACTTAATATAATTTTAGGATTAGTCCTTGCATGTATTGTTATTTTTTATATAAATCAAAAGGAAAGTAAACAAAAAGAACAAATTGAAATAAATACAGAAATAAAAGATACATTACGTAGACCACCGGATGGTAGAATTGGTAACTATCCTGATTTCAATGATTTTTTGTTTAGTATTCAAGAATTATATGGTTATTCACCTCCAAATTATGAAGATTTAACTGATTCGATTGATGACATGATTATTTTATATGAAAATTCAATATCATCACCTAAATTGGCAGGATATTTTTACGATATAGCTGTCGAAAAAAAAGCCGATGCATTGAATGCATTACATAGTATTCTTTTTTCTGTTGAAATTGAAGAGCGCAAATTTATTATTGATAAAAATGATCGTGCTCGAGAAGAATTAGAATATTTAATGAATATTTATCTTGACAAAATTTATATTATTAATCAACGATACAACATGGAAACAGGATTCACCAATAATTCTAAAATTAATACAAAAGAAGCATGGCCAAAACCAGAAAATTTTTATACAGATTTAATAGATAATTTTTCTGAAGTACAATTGTATGCTCCCTATTAATAATTTTTTTTATTATTTAATTTTTAAATTTTTAGGTTTGTAGTTGGAGAAAATTAACAAATTTATTGTCTTACATATATTATATATAATGTCAAAAAACAATAAATTTAATTTTGTCGATAAATTTTCAGGCAATCAGTATAAAAGAGGAGATAATGATGATTTAAAATATGATCCACCCAAAAAAATGTATAAATTTTACCAAATATGTTCATTTAAGAATCCAAAAACTGGATATTATGATGTAAGAATTGTTGTATTCAATGAATTGTCGGAAATTGTTAAGTTAAGAGTATATATGTTTCCGACAAAAGAATGTAATACACTAATCAAAAAACTCAAATCACATCAATACAAAATTTACCCCACGTACGACATTGATATTATTGATGTTCCGCAAATGAATGACTTATTAATATTACAATCCCCCTTATTACATGATTAGACTACTTATTTTTATTATTTTTAATTTATTCTTGTATGTATTGTTCGGAAGTAACTGGTGGTCGTGATAGTTGATTTCCTGAACTATCATAATAAATATGATGAATTTCAACTATTTTTTTTTCTGCTATATTTGTTTGGGTTATATAATTTTCATCATAAGATGCGAATATAATATCATAAAGATATATTATTATTATTATTAATATTATTGTGAGTCCTATGAAAAATAATCTATTTTGTTTTGTAAATGTTTCGATATAATATTGTTTCTGTAGAAGATCGTCTGTTAATCCAAACCATGTATCTTTTATACCAATTAACATTTGCGAAAATGATAACTCGTAAGGTTTTATTTCAGGTTTTTGTATATTTAATTTGGATAATCTGGCAGATTCTAAATCTCTATTGGTTTGGGTTGTTGCCTCAATATTTTTTTCGAATGCTGCATTAAATTTATTTATATCGAATTTATTATTAACATCAAAATTATCATTTCCATTCGCATCAAATTCATTCGTGGGATTACTCATACCTTCTAATGAATTTAAATATGGTGTTTTGAATCCTTTTATTTGTGCATAATCAAAATTGTTCAATCCTTGTTGCCCCATTTTTATATTATTTTATATTTTATATTTAAAAAATTGATTTTTAATTAAATAACTTTAAGATATAGTTTGTATTATATGATAACTATATAAATTAATAAAAATGTTATACATCAGATGTCCAACATGTAGAACCCTGATGGGTGATAAACAACTGTACTATGAAAAACATTTGGCTGAAATTTGTAAAAATCAAGAAATGGGTAAATACAAATCACAAGAAGAAGTCGACAAAGATAAAATGAATTTAGTTAATAGTATTGGTTTAGAACGTTATTGTTGTAAAGATCGTTTAATGACATATGTTAAACTTATTGAAGTCGTTAAATAAAATATTATTAATTGAGTTTAATCATGATTAATCAAGCGATATATTAGATTTTTTTATTTTTCTTCTTTGTGTATGTGATACTTTTGGCATTGTTGACATATCTGTATTTTGATTTTGATTTTGATTTTGATTTTGATTTTGATTATTTTGTACTGCTTGATTAATTTGTATTCTATTTGTTTTTGGTCTTTGTCTGAAAACACGTTTTTTAGTTTTCATTGGATCAGGATTTGGATCTTGATCTTGCATAACAGGAAGTATTTTTAATACTTTTCCTCTCCCTCTTGTTGTTCCCTCTCTGAAGAAGAAATATTTACCCGTTTCATCGAATGTTTCCATAAATTCCGGTTTAAATTTAAACTTGAAATCAACAATTGCCTTATCACCTGTTGTTAACGCTGCCTCAGTGGGTTCCGATTGAGTTGTTGTTTCTATCAATGTATTTTCTGTTTGTGTATTTTCTGTTTCTGTATTTTGTTGATTATGTTTTTGTATACGTTTAATTGTTAATCTTGCAGTTTGATTAACAGGTCCGTAATGAAGAACCGGAGAATAGTTTGATCTAATTGTTGACGAATGATGCAATATCTCGATTTCTGCTTCAAATCTATAACACACTTTTGATGCATATTTTTCTGGTTTGATTGCAATCATACCCTTTTTAACAAATGATTTGCCAAATTCTATTTTTTTATCTATACATGCAATCGATATACATCCTCTTTGATGATCAGAAAGTTCAGTGATATCTTCTCGATTGTCATTATGAAACGTCTTAATTCTTACAGGTATAAAATCTTTGCCACTAGGTCCCAAATATATAACATCACCAATTTTAATTGACTTACCTTTCACAATACCGCTAATGACAACACCAACACCCACGGGATTAAACACTTGATCAATATAAACTATAGATCCTTCCATATTTGAGGCATCCCATAATTGGCGTGGTCTGACGTGTTCCACGAATGTTCTAAGAACTTTTATATAATAACCTGTCGTATTTGATACTGTTATAATGGGTACAAGATTTTTTGTCTCACCCATTTCAGCAGCAATTTTCAAAATCTTTTCAGATGCATCCGTTTCTTTTAAATCAAGTCCTTGTTTTCTGTCAAGGACTTCTTCAGGAGTTCCACATGGGAAATCTTTATCAGTGTTAATAATTGTTGCCTGTTTACGAGCCTTTTTACAAAGTTTAATAATACTTTCTAATGTATCTGTATAAATATGTGTTCCTGCAACTAAATCAACACGAGTTATAACTATCAACACAGGTATTTCTAAATACCATAAAATACCTAAGTGTTCACGTGTCATTTTAAGTATCCCTCTGTTGGCTCCTATTACCACGATTGCATAATCTGGAAAGTAACGATGTATACCATCAGCGGTTGTTCCCAAATATTTCTCGTGACCGCAAAGATCAATAAATGTTACACCGTGTTCCTTATCTTCACATTCTACTAACCTCGTTGAAACATCGGAAGTTTTTCCACTAGAAACCTCATGCGGGTGTTTAGCAACTTTAGCTCTGGCAGATCCATTACCATCATCGAGAACACGGTATTTTAAGACACCCAATAATGAGCTCTTGCCCGAATCCACAGACCCCGTAATTGCTATCCCGACCTTCGTCTGTAATGGTTTTTTATATTCATTGTCTGTCATTCTATGGAATATAATCTGTTGAGTAATAATTATACGTTTATGTTTATATGTTTTGTTATATTCAATTTTATTATACTTAGCAAATATTCATATTTTTTGAATATTCGTTAATTTCCTTGAAAAGTTGAATAAATTATGCGCTTATTTAAAAACTTAATTATAATGGTATATAATAGTGAATTAATATTTAATGACAAATGGTCCCGTTATCAATGAGGGAAATAACATAAATATATCCTTTAATAATGTTGTTGCATCTGATATTGTTGTAATGACAACAAGACAAAAAAATAGTATAAGAAGATTGTTACGAGAAAAATACGCAGGACAAACAATGACCCGCGCAAATTATAATGAACTAATACGATCTCTTGCTGATAAACAAAAACTTCCTTACAATACTATAAAAAATTTCATGGAATCATATAAAAAAGATCCTCTTCATGAAGATAAAATAAAACAAGAAATTAAAGTAGAAAATGTACTACCAGAGGTGATAAAACTACCAGAGGTGATAAAACTACCAGAGGTGATAAAACTACCAGAGGTGACAAAACTACCAGAGGTGACAAAACTACCAGAGGTGACAAAACTACCA